ACTATGGCTGTTATGCGATTTAGACAGGGAGGGTTTATAACTCACCCCGAAGATTATGTAATTGAAAAACAACCGCCTAGAAAAAGAGAATATTATTAATGTTTAAATTTTTACTATCACAATTTATCAAAAGAAGGGGTAGAAATCCAAATAATTTGGAAATGATCCTGTTAAGACAACAAGCGTCTAAAAAAGCTGTTGATAAGAGAAAAATTATTAACATGGATGACCGTCAACCTGTTGATCCTAACAAACCAATTTTAGGGGGTAAAAATATTATTGAAACCGAAGCACAAATTCTACAAAGATTAATTAAAGGAAACAAAGATTCTATCGGGAGATTAAAAAACAAACCTCTTGACCCTGATGATGTATTACCAAATTACAATGAAACACCAGGTGAATTTGCAAGAAGAGAAACACCAGGTTCAAAAGAAAATTTATTACAAGAATTAAAAATTGCTTACCGAAAAGAATTTGACAGATTAAAAGGAGATGAAACTGCTAAAGAATTAAAAGAGATATTAAAAAATCTTGATACAGATGGAGTGCCTTTTGCAGCCGGTGGACGTGCAGGACTCTATCAAGGAGGTCAAGCACAAATAGAACCTGATCTATCAGACATTGGCCATGGTTCAGATGCTCTGATGGCAAGAAACACATTACTAACACCAGGATCTCAAGCAACAACTTCGACAGGCTTAAATTATTTATTAGGCGAAGATAATGACACGACTAGAGTGCCTTACAAGGAAAAAGGAAGTGTTTCACTTTTAGATTTTATAAACGTAAATGCTTCTGGAACTAAATCCGGTAAAAATCAAATTCAAGGTGTACCCAAAGGTATTACTGTAGATAGTTCAACAATAAACGCTATCATAGATTTAGACATCCCTATAAACGAAAAAATAAATCTTCTTGGAAGTTATGCTTATGGTAAAAATAGAAATAAAATTGAAAAGGGAGATAAAGAACTTTTTTTAGATGAAGATGGTTATAAAGATAGAAGTATTGGCTTTGGTGTTAACCAAGGTAATGAAGGTCTTAGTGGTTCTGTTGTACGTAATCTTGAAACAGGAGATAATGATTATCAGCTTAAATTTTTAAAAAATTTTGCAGACGGTGGCAGAATTCCTTATGGACATGGAGACATGGTTTTACCAAAACCTAAACCTATGGATGAGTATATGTTAAAACAAGTGTTGTCTCAAGCAGGCGCGAATACTTTAGATCCTAAAACAAGAGAAATGTTTATACAAATGTACAAAAAGAAAATTAGAGAGAAAAATTCAAAAGCAGACGGTGGTAGAACAGAATTTCAAGGGGGTGGATTTTTACAACTAACTCCAGAAAATATTTCTCAAGCTAGAAACATGCCTTGGGGACAAGCTTTAAAAACTGAAATACCTGGATCGTCTACTTACAAAGGATTTAACCCTAACTATAAAGGTACTGGTGCAACAGGTCTTGGTGGGTATATTAAATCAGGATTACAAAGTATTACAGGCAATGTTCCAACAACAGGAGGAGTAGGCGGAGCAACCCCATTAACAAGAAAAATTGCTTTAGGTGCAATGGATTATGCTCCTAAAGTTTTAGGTTTTGCATCAAAAGCTGTAGGCCCATTAAGTTTTTTATTTGACGCTGCACCTGCAAACGCGGATGAAATTGATATGACTGCAGAAGATTTTATGAAAATGAAACATATTGATAAAAAAAAACAAGAAAAAATAAAACAAGAAACAGCAACTTTTAAACAAATAAGAGATACAGAAGCTGCAGAAGCAGCGGCACAGAAAGCAGAAGAAAGAGCATCATACATGGCACAAGCTCAAAGAAATGCTGACAGACGTGATCCTGGTCAAGGAAACACTGTTACTGGTTTTGGTAAAAGTGGACTAGGTAGAGATCCAGACGACAAAATGGCACAAGGCGGACCAGCAAGACAAAACTTTGGCATGGGCAAGCGTGCATTCTTAAAATGGCTCGGTTCAGGCGTTGCAGGAATCGCGGGCCTTAAATCAGGAATCTTAGGAGTTGGTAAAAAATCAGCAGTTAAAAGTGTTATAGCTCCGGCAACACAGGCAGCAAACGAAGCAGCTCCTGCATACTTCCTTAAGCTAGTAGCAAAAATTAAAAAACTTGGTGATGATGTAACTGAAACTGCTTCATTAGCAGAAAGACAAAGTGTTAAAAGATATAAAGACTTTGAAATGACAACAGATAATACAACAGGTGAAATTCAAATTTTTAAAAAAAGCCAAAGTGATGAAGCAATTGACCGCTTTGGTGGTGAAAATGCTACCGAAGAAGTTTTTATGAGATATAAACCCAGTGAAGATATTATCGGTAAAAATAAAAAACCTGTTAAAACGGGTCCCGAATATGAAGAAAACACTTCATATATTTCTAACAACAGAGAAAATACAGGTGGAATTTTAGACAACGTAGATGGTGTACCAGATGAAGTACTTAAAGAAGTAGGTGAAGCTGTAGTTAAAAAAGCAGACGGCGGTCGTATTGGTTACAAACTAGGTAAAAAAGTTGTTGAAACTGTAATTAAAAAAGCAGGTGAAGGTAAATTTACTAAAAATGAAGTTTTACTTAATATGTTTAAAAATACAATAAAAGAAACGAAAGATGTTAATACAAAAACAAAATTTATAAATTTTATTGAAGAAATAAAATTAAAACCTGAATTATCAAAAGATCCAAACGTTTGGAACTTTTTTACTAAAGGACTTCCTAAAAACCAAAAATTAGTTGTCTACGGAGATGATACGGTAGATTTCTGGACACAGTCAGAGTTTGGTCCACATAATATTGCAACAAGTGCTAAGTTTCAAAAGAAACATCCTTATTTGACAAAAGATCAAGCTGTTAAAATTCAAAACATGGAACCAGAAGATCAAATTTTTGAAATGAAAAGATTAGATGCTATTAGAAAAAGAACAGCTAATGCAACAGGTGGACGTGTTCCAATGGTCTTTGGTGGTGGAATTTATAAGGCGATTATTAAAAACTTGGCAAAAGCAAGAGGAGTTAATCCTTCTGAATATTTAAAAATTACAAATTATAAAGCACTTCCAAGTGATGTTAAAAAATATCTGACAAAAACAGATTTTGAAAAGATGAAAGCAGGCAGAATAGAAATGTTTGAGAACTGGGTTGACATGGCAAAATCAAGAAAAGAATTTTTAAGAAATATAGAAGAAGGAAAGAAAAGTCCAGCAGCACCTATATTTGAAAATTTAGAGCAATCTTTTAAAAGCCCTGTTCCAAGTAGCGTGACCGATAAAGATATTTTACAGGGGGAATTTATTCTTAAGAATTTAAAAACCAAAAATCGTAAACTACACTCATCAGGCGGAATAGCCGCTATGCTAGGAGAATAATGCAAGACTTTGAAGATATCTTAGAAATGTTTGAGGATTACACCCCTGATCCACGGCCCATGGTTCCCGAACCACGGAACATGTACAATCAAGGCCAGTTAGTAAGCAACACGGACGACGGATCACGGCCCGGGTATAGTGGATTTGCCGAGGACGTAAGCGACGTGTATAATGAAAGCACTGGGCATATTTATAAAAAAGGAAATAGATTTAAAACTGTATATTCAAAAACACCCACACTAAATCAACATAAAGTAAATTTAAGGGATCCCAAATATACAGATGAAGTTATTAAATTTATTGATGAAAACCCAACTTTTAATCAAAAACAAGGTATAAAAGAATTAGGTAGAAAAAGAGCCGAACTTATTCCAGCAGATCAATGGGGAAAACCCGGTAAAAAATGGGATGACGAAAAAGTTAAAATAAGAGCTAAAAAGAAAAAACAATGGACAGATAAATATAGTAAGTCAGACATACAAAGTAAACTTAGTGGAAGCGACGGTTTAGATTATCATCATGCTGGTGGAAAAAGAGAATTAGTTAGTACCGGGAATACAATGTATCTTGATTCTGAAATTAATAGAAAAAAAATACAGAAATTTGAAAGAGCTCTTAATAAAATCCAAGAACAACAGTATCAAACTGAGTTAAATAGAAACATGCCTATTGAAGAAAAAAGAAAAATATTTGATGACCTTAAAAAACAAGAAGCAACTTTAAGAGCAGCTAATCCTGAATTTTCTAAATATAAAAGTTCATTAATATTTGAAGAGAGTGCATTAAGTCCTAAAACTGGTTATATGAAAAAAGAAGTTATGTCTAATCCTGAATTGACAATATCAGAAGGAAAGACAGGACAGAAACTTACATTGAAAGGTAAAAAAATAGATTCTTCAGAAGGTAAAAAAATTATTGAATTAAGTAAAAAAGCTTTCGGTAACTTCTGGTGTAACACTAAACAAATAGTTAAAAAAGCGGGCGGAGGACGTATTGGTTTTTCAGGAAGTTGCTCAGTCGAAGTAAAACAAAAAAACTTTTTAAAAATGACTAATGATGTGGCTACAGGAAAAGTCACAGGCGAAGCAGCAGAACAGATTGCAAAAAATGCTGGAAAAGTTGTAGCTAAAGTTGGAAGTAAATCAGCACTTGCATCTATATTTGGTCCTGCAGGAATTGGATTAGATATTGCATTTGAAGTTGGCTCTATTGGTACGGATGTTCTTGGAGGAAAATCTTTTAACAGGGCATTACAGGATAACTGGATTACGGGTGCATTTATATCTGGAACAGGTCAAGAAGAGTTTCATAAAGAATTATATGCAAAAGATTCAAAAGCAAAACCATATGGTCAGGCTCAAGATTTAATTGTTGCATACAATAACGCACAAAAAAACATAGATTTAATAAAACAAAGTAATTATAGAGCTCGAGGTCTAAAAGAACAAGCACTTGCAGGGGCAGAAAAAGATTTAAGAGGAATAGAAGCTTCATATAATGCTTTAACTAAACATGGTAAAATTATGGAAGAAGGAAGTCCAGAGTATGAAAATTATATGAGCGTTAAAACTGAATTTGAAGATGCTGCAAAAGCTAAAAGTTATGCTTCAAAACAAAAACTTAAATTTGCATTAGATCCTCCTGAATCTAATAGGTTTAAACCAAGCTATAAACCAACAGGAATGAAAATAGATTTTAATTTTCCACAAAACTATACTACTTTTAAACCTACTCTTCCTACTATAGAAGATTTAAATAAAATATGGAAAGATGAAGGATATAAAGGAACAGTACCTACAGATCGTGCAAAAGAATTTATAACTGGAGAAAAATGGCGTCAAGAATTTGAGCAACCTGGAATAAGAGGAACTCAAGACTGGAGAGGTGCAACCGGCGGACTAGCTGGATTAATGAAAAAGTATTATGACTAAAGACAATCCAACACTTGTAAAAAACATGAAACATGTTAAATGGAAGGAGATCCCTCCTTTGAAAGGACCAAATTCTCAGGGGTTGATTAAAGATAAAAAACAAGATAAACCAATACAGGAGAATAAATATGGCAGATATAGATAAGTCTCTCCCTAACGAACGACCTGAAGATGAGCTTTTAGAAGAGCAAATTGAAGAGGTGGATGTTGCAGACGAGTTAGGTAAGGGACCAGTAGAAATTACAGATGAAGAAGATGGTGGAGCAACTATCGACTTTGATCCAAATGCAGTACAGATGCCAGACTCCGGTGATCCGTTTGCAAATTTAAATGATCTTCTTCCTGAAGACGTTACAGATATTATAGGTAATCAATTACAAAGTGATTATGCGGAATATAAAACTTCCCGTGCAGATTGGGAAAGAACTTATATTACTGGTTTAGATTTATTAGGTTTTAAATATGACAATAGAACAGAACCTTTCCAAGGAGCTTCAGGTGCAACTCACCCAGTTCTAGCGGAAGCGGTTACACAGTTTCAAGCACTAGCTTATAAAGAATTATTACCTTCAGATGGACCCGTTAGAACTATGGTTATGGGTACAACAACACCTCCAAAAGAAGCACAAGCTCAAAGAGTTAAGAATTTTATGAACTATCAATTGATGGATCAAATGAAAGAATATGAATCTGAGTTTGACCAAATGTTATTTTATTTACCTTTATCAGGTTCAACATTTAAAAAAGTTTATTACGACGATTTGCTTGGCAGAGCAGTATCAAAATTTGTTCCAGCAGATGACCTTGTTGTTCCGTACACGGCTACTTCATTAGACGATGCGGAAGCAGTCATCCATGTTATAAAAATATCTGAAAATGATTTAAGAAAACAACAAGTAGCGGGTTTCTATTCTGATATAGAATTAGCAAAACCCCAAGATTCAATTAATAATGAATTAAAAGAAAAAGAGAGAGAAATAGAAGGTGTTACAAAATCTCAAAGAGTAGAATCTATGTACACTTTAATTGAGTGTCACGTTAATTTAGATTTAGAAGGATTCGAAGACGTTGGTGAAGATGGTGAACCAACAGGAATAAAATTACCTTACATTGTAACAATTGATGAAGGTAGCAGAAAAGTTTTATCTATTAGACGAAACTTTAAGCCCGAAGATCCCAAGAAAAATAAAATCCAATATTTTGTCCATTTCAAATTTCTGCCCGGACTAGGTTTTTATGGCTTAGGATTAATTCATATGATTGGCGGATTAAGTCGTACTGCAACTGCGGCTCTCCGTCAGTTATTAGATGCAGGGACGTTATCAAATTTACCAGCAGGATTTAAACAAAGAGGTGTCAGAGTTCAAGATGACGCTACAGCGATTCAACCCGGAGAATTTAAAGATGTAGATACTCCAGGTGGAAATCTAAAAGATGCTTTCGTATTCTTACCTTATAAAGAACCATCACAAACATTATTACAGTTGATGGGGATTGTAGTTCAAGCAGGACAGAGATTCGCATCAATTGCTGACATGCAAGTTGGTGATGGGAACCAACAAGCAGCTGTTGGGACAACTGTAGCTCTATTAGAACGTGGTTCAAGAGTAATGTCAGCAATCCATAAAAGACTCTACTCTTCATTGAAGAACGAATTTAAATTACTTTCAAATATTTTTAAAACTTATTTACCACCGGAATATCCTTATGACGTTCCAGGAGCATCGAGAAATGTTAAAGTTACAGACTTTGATGACAAGGTAGATATTTTACCGGTAGCTGATCCAAACATATTCTCAATGAGTCAAAGAATATCAATGGCACAAACACAATTACAATTAGCTCAATCTAATCCACAAATGCATAATATGTATATGGCTTACAGAAATATGTACTCAGCAATTGGTGTAAAAGATATTGATGCAATATTACCTGCACCTCCACAAAATCAACCGAAAGATCCGGCGTTGGAACATATTGATGCAATGGGAGCAAAACCTTTTCAAGCGTTTCCAGGTCAAGATCACAGAGCCCACGTTACAGCACACTTAAGTTTCATGGCTTCTAACTTTGTTAGAAATAATCCAAGTATCACTGCAGCGTTAGAGAAAAACATTTTAGAGCATATTTCAATCATGGCTCAGGAACAAGTACAATTAGAGTTTCCACAAGAAATGCAAATGTTGCCACAAATGCAACAGGCTGCCGTTCAGAATCCTCAAGCTAAACAACAGTTTGAACAAATTTCACAAAAGATAGAAGCTAGAAAAGCTATTCTGATTGCTGAAATGACTGAAGATTTTATGAAGGAAGAAAAATCTATTACGGACCAATTCGATCATGATCCATTATTAAAACTTAAAGAAAGAGAAGTTGATCTTAAAGCTATGGATGCAGAGCGTAAGGCAAAAGAAGATGAGGCTAGACTTAATTTAGATAAAACTAAATTTTTACAAGGCCAGCAGTTAGACGAAGCAAAATTAGAACAAAATGAAGAATTAGCTCATTTAAGAGCCGATACAGCCATGGCTAAATCAGAAATGTCTGCTGAAGTAAAATTAACCTCAGATGCTATGAAGGCTAGAGACGTAAATGTCTTGAAAGGGCCTAGAAGATAGTATACTAACAATTAGGAGAAAAATATGAAAATAACAAAACCAGTTGGAGTAAACAAAGATGGTTACGCTAGTGGCGGAGTTGATATAAAAATTCCTTCTCAAAACTTGCACATGGATCCTAGATCTAAAACAAGTATTAGAGGAAAAAATTATATTGCTCAAGGTGACACAGTAACTGTTAAGGGTACAAAAACTAGAAAACCTCAAAAAGCTACTTGGTATTAACATGTGGTTATCGGCAATTAAATTAGCCGTTTCGGCAGGGTCAAAAATTTATGCTAACAAGCAAAAGACTAAAATGGCTATGTCTGATGCTCAGTTAATGCATGCATCTAAAATGGCCAGTGGTGAGGAAGCTTACCAGGGAAAATTATTAGAATCTAGACAATCAGACTGGAAAGACGAATTTATTTTGATCTTACTTTCAGTGCCCATCGTAATGTTGGGATGGTCAGTCTGGTCAGATAATCCTGTACATATGGAAAAAATGGAGCTATTCTTTCTACACTTTGGAAATTTACCGTTATGGTACCAAACAATTTTTGTCGGTGTAATTGCTTCTGTCTATGGACTTAAGGCAACTCATCTGATAAAGAACAAGTAACAAGGAGAAAATATTATGAGAAACGATTATGGAACAAGACCTTACATCTCAAGATTTTCAGCTAAAGCTGCAAAGTCGCCTAAGAAACAAACAGCT